TGGCATGTTATTAGTCATGTTAGATGCGTTTCTCATCATTGAGTTGGCATCAAAGTTTGGCATATTCTTTTGCTGTCCTTCCTCGTCTTTTTTCCTGTTACTATCTTCCTCTTCAACAATTTCATTTACAAGTTTGATGTTTTCTTCAAACATCCAGAAAGGCCATTCGTCCATAGCTGCTTCCTGTGTGTGAAAGTGTTTTTGAAGCATTAATTTATTCTTTAATATATGCTTCAAAGGCATCGTGAATAACGAAAATACTTGACGCTCCGTTGGGAAATTGCATGTCTGTGTGGACCTCCTCACCACACGAACATTTCTTCTTTAATTCTTTGATACCAAAGGTCATTTTACCAACTGCTGCGTTTAAGAACTGGAATGAAATATCATCTATTTCTTCAAATTCTTTTAATTTAGCTTTAATTCCTTCATAAGTTATAGAAGTTCTTCCAGCTAACATAAAAGGAATAATTTTCAAGAACGACAAATTAGGTGTTCTTTTTTCATTACTTTCTTTTAGAATGTATTCTGTAAATGATTTTTGAAGTCCAATGTTTGGTGGAGTTAATTCAAATTCTCTACCGTTTATTGTACTGAAGTGATATGTTCTAGTTGAAGCACTGAAATATCTTTCAAGTTTTTCATCAATTTGGTGGAATGAGAAATTATCTCTTTTTAATTCCATTTGAACATCTTGACCACATGAACATTTTGAGTTTACTGTTAATGAATTTCCTTGTTGAAAAGTCAATTCTCTTATTAGAAAAACTAAGAACAATCTATCTTGGTCTTTAACTTCAATATAAGATCCTACTTTACCATCAGAATATTTAACTCTTACACAAGATTGTAAAATATCATTCATTTTCTCAACAATATCGTAGAAGTTATTATCATCTACCATTGAGTAAGATTGAATTTCTCTTACTTGTGCTGGTCTTACCATGAAAACAGTACCACTTGGGTAGAATTCACCACAAGGTAACTCCTTAATGTCAAAGTTGAAAAACTGAAGATCAGTAGTTCTTGTGTTGTCGACTTTAGGTTGAGCTACAAAGGGAATATCATTATTCATAACATTTTTAGGATTATCCAAATCACCAAGGTGTTTTTTAAGATAATCTTCTTCACTCATTTCTTTATCTTTAGACATATTTAATTTTATTATTTTTTATTATATATTCATCGGTTTAGTTTCCCTATGAATATACTATGATTATATAATAAAAAGTTGGAAAGTTTATTAAATAAAAAAACCTCTAATTTCTTAGAGGTTTTTTAATATTAATTAAAGTATTTTATTATTGGAATCCACCTGCATCGATTGCTCCAGTTCTTAATATAGTTACATTGTTTACAATGATTCCCATACCCTTAATTGGTTCAACATAAGTATCAAGAACACCAATTTGGCTGTCGATGATATCTGTAGTGTTGTTTTCTTCATCCATTTTATTAAAGTAGTTGTATAAACCATTCTTACTTACATAAGTTTCACAGATAACATCTGCTCTAAGTTTAATTTCTGCTCTAATATCAGGTGTATTAAATTTCCATTGGAAGTCTAATAACATTGCTGATAATTCTCTTTCAAGTTCAATAAGAACCTCTCTAACGTGTAAGTAAGAAAGAGCTGATTTGTAAAGTGTTTGAGCTGTATTTTCAGTCTCGATTACATTTCCTCTATTTCTCTTGAATACGATAGGATTCATTTGAGCTGTGTTAATATATTCGATGTCAGTTTGAGTGAAGTCCATCTCAGTTGCTGTTATATTAGTAATTCTACCATTAGTAACACCCGCTGCGATTGTCCAAGGAGTTACTCCACTTACATTAGAAGTTTGTTTTCTCATATAAGTTGAAGCTACCCAAGCTGATGGTGGAACATCTACTGGTCTACCATTATCATTCACCGTCACATAAGGCATAAAGTAACCTACTGTTGTTGTTCCTGCTCCATCACCGAATGAGTAAAGGAATGCTGGAGAGCTTTCAGGATCCCCACCTTTAGAAACATACTCAAGTTGTAAAACACCTTCTGTATTTACGAAAGAAGGAGAAGATGAATTCTTGAATGACTTCATTGAAGGCATATTCAATATCCCAAGAGCATCTAATCTTTCTCCACAGATATCAACTAATTGTTGTTTAGATCTTTCAGTTAAACCAAGACCAAATGAGTCAATTAAATATCTGAAGTCAATTGCTTCTTTGTTAGTTAATGCTTTGAACAAAGGAGTTCCTTTAGCAACTAAGTTAAGTATAGAATTTTGTCTAGTTTCAGTACCATCAGGTAAAGAAGCTTGTCTAATTCTAAATCCTTTAAGAGATATACATTTGTAAGTAGTTGCGTAGTTATCAATTGAAGAATATCTTGTAGTTTGTAAATCACCACTGAAATTCACAGTTGCAATTCTAGAGTCACAAGTAATTTCTGTTAATGTTGTATCACCAGCATATTGTTTCTTACTTAAAATTCTTGTAAGTTTTCTTGGCACTTCACCAACATTTAACAATGTTTCATCGTAGTATGCTGATAAGAAATCACCAACTTTAACTTCAGTGTATCTTGATGCTTTAATAAGAATCTTATTGGGTACTTGAACATATCCTGTTGGAAGTTCAATTTCAATACTTTGTTTGAAGTTAGACTTAGCAGATTGTATATAGAATGTATTATCAGCTTCTATGTTAACTCCCGAATTTCCACTGAATATTTCATCATCCCAGAACGTAGCTTTTAATAAACCATCGTTATCTAAATACATTTTTAAGTAATGTGGAAGAAGATAGTTATAAATTAAACTTACTTCTAATAATTCTTCATATACAACTTCTTCATTTACTTCATAAGCTCTGTATCCAGAGTATCCAAGAGCTGTTGCTCTAGCTGTTGCGCTTAAAGTGTCATTTGTTCCACTTATGTTAGTAAATGATCCAGTATTTAAAGTAGATCCTGGTATGATAAATTTATCACCAAATAGTAAATCAAGATCAGTTCCGTCAAATAAAACATAGTTATATCCAGAGTAAGATGATGTTGTTCCAGCCGCTATTTCTCCATCTATAAATACTACAGTGTAAGTATCACCACCATTTTCTATTTTATTTCCATAGAAATAATCTCCAGTATTTATAATACCATCATAGAATCTTGAGTAGAATTTAGAATATCTAGCTATAATACCCTCAGTTGCTGTTGCAACAGTGTTTTTAGTTTGTGATGCTGAGGCTCCTAAGAAAAACTCATTATCTACAGTATATAATACAAATGATCCAGCTAATATATCAGCCAACTTAGCATCTGTCAATCCAGTGTTTAATATAAATGATTTATTAGATGTTGATGTTGTTACAATATCTGATATTGTCATTGTAGACAAACTAACTTTTTCACCAGTTGTTCCATTATTTTCTAAAAGTAAAGTCATTTTATTCTTATTAGGTGAATCAATTAAATCTACTAATCTGTTAAATTGTTTGAATCTTCTATATTGTGTGTAATTGTTTGTAGAAGGTTTAGCGTTTGTGTTTTTAAATTCAATTTTAATTACTCCTGAATCAGGTGTGCTATGTGTTCCTATGAAATAATCATAAGAATTTGAATTTCCAAAAGTGAAATCAACAAATCCAACACCATCAATATTTACATTATTGAATGAAGTTAAATTTTGAGCTATCGATCCACCTATCACTTTGAATTCAGCATATCCTAAAACTATATCACTTGCATCTACAGAAGGTTTAGTTGGTGATCCAGTTGTAACTCCTGTTAAGTTACTTACAAGTAATATTTCACCAGTTGAATCTAAAATAAATGTAGATACATAAGATGTTGTAACCCCAGTGTTTGGATAGTCAGTTGCGTCTATTACTAAAGAAGTAGTAGCCGAAACTGGTACTTGAACACCTCCTATTGTTGCAAATGCTCCAGCACCCACATTATATGTAACTGATATAGAAGCTGATGCTGATGAAGTAGCTCCCAATGTAACATTGTAAACATATCCTTCAGCAAAGTATGGTGTTCTGTTGTTTGCGTTTGCAACTATACCTGAACTTACTGGACTTCCAAATGCGTGATCGGTTCCAGATAGTGTTGAGTAACCGTATCCACCACCTAAAAGTGCTGTTACGTTACCTGGTAAGTCAAGAGGAACTGCTGTAATCTCAATTGATTCAGCAATTGTTTCTTTATATGATAAAAATTCAATTTCAGCTTCATTGACACCAGCGATAGTTTGACCTACTAAGTCTAATCTACCATTATAGTAATCAGTTTCAACTAAATCAGAGTTAAATGCACAGAATATACCAGTTTTATCAGTATCTCTATTGATAGTGGTTTCTATAAATATGTTTGTTCCATTTGCATTTCTGAAATATGGAATTAAAGACAATCCTTCGTAGTAAGCTAATAAAGTAACATTTCTATCATTAGCAAAGTTTCTAATTTGTCCTTTTACTAGACCAGATGCGCTGAAGTAAGCACTCCATTTACTATCTATGGCTAAGGTTTTGTAATCTGACCAATCTCCACCAACAATAACAACATCAACTAAGTAGTCAGATGCGTAATCATAAGCATTTAAATATGGAGGAATTCTATCTATAGAACCATACGAATCAATTAAAGTTCTATCAAATCCAGCAACTTGACTTTTGAAAACAAAAGCAGTTACATATTTATCAGATAGATTAGTTAAACTAAACGCTCTTTCTGTGTAACCAGTATTTGTCCTAGTTAAGTTAATGAAAGAATCAGTGTCTCTTTTCCAGAAACCTGTAGTGTCAAAGAATCTTCTGTAAGGTCCTTCTCTTTCAATATCATTTGTATACCCTGATGAAGATGATAATGATTTGTACTCAATTACATCTAATGTGTCATCAGTGCTTAAAAGATTGATAGCGAAGACAGGTGATGATTCCAACATTTTACTAATTGTTCTGTGGAAAAATGAACCTTTTCTTTCTAATCCTCTATCTAACGTACCAAAAACAGATTCTAAATCATTTCCAGTTGTTAGTCTAATAGGTGTGTTAACAGGACCTTTTTTTGAAACGCCAATAACCATATTAGTAATACCTTCAACTATAGGGGTAGTGATGATTGAGTTGTCAAATTCTTCTATGAAGATTCCTGGTCTTTTGTATTTTCCAATTTGAATTGCCATATTTTTTAATAATTTTTTTTATGTTATGTAGTATATATAAAATGTAAAAAATGATATTTTTTCTATTTTTATACTTTAGATGATATTTTTTTAATATAATCTTGCATTTCTTTTTCTACATTAAGCATTTTTGTTTGAAGTTCTTTCTCAGCGTCAGTTACTTCTTTACTCAACAACGCTATATTCGTTGTTTTT